TGCGCTGTTCATGTGGGCGACATTTCCAACCATCCCAGATGCGCTGAAGGTTATGGACGCATGGGGATTTACTTATAAAACCGCCGCTTTCGTCTGGATCAAAAAATACAAGTCGGGCGGAAACTTTTATGGAATGGGTGCTTACACTCGTGCAAATGCAGAGGTTTGCTTGTTGGGAGTGACGCCGGGATTCAAGGCAAAAGCATTGGTCAAAAGCCATACAGTGCACCAGGTAATCGAATCCCCTATACAAGCGCACAGCGTAAAACCGGATGAAGCCAGACAGCGTATTGTGGAATTGCTGGGCGATGTGCCGAGAATCGAACTGTTTGCCCGCCAACACGCAACCGGATGGGATGCGTGGGGAGATGAACTTGAGTAATTGGAGGAAAAGTATGGAAGGACTTGTAAAGACACTGGGAATCTTGCTGCTTGTACTGGGCGTGGCGCTGTGGGCAGCGGTGATATTTTTTGTGCCCGCTGCGCTGATTAAATACTGCTGGCTGTATCTGTTCGCATGATGAGGAAGGAAATTCTGGCGGCAAGGAATGTTCTCTGCAAAAAGATGAGGCAGAACTTCCTGCCGTGTACAAAGTGCCCGCTGGAAAAGATCCGGGACAAGGGCACGACCTGCAGGGATAGCGTGCTGAAACACAAGGCAGAGGCGGAAGAGATTCTAAAAACAGAATAGCGAACTCCACTATAAAGGCCGCCCGCCGCGGCGGTCTTTTTTTGTGAGCATGGGAACAGGCCCGCACCCGGTTCAACTCCGGGATTGCCCAAAATCGGAAGGAGGACGCACCAATGCAAAGGTATTATATCCTGCTGAAAGCAACCGGCGAAAGCGGCCTGCCCGCGTGGCTGCCTTATAGGCTCACAGCAACCAGCGCAGAGCTGGCCGTTGAAAAGGCAAAAAAGATGGCAGAAGATCACTACCGAGAGTACAAGACGTTTGAGGTTCAGGTGATCGAAAATGAAGGGAGTTACAAATGAAACTGGCGGCAATCGCAAAACTTATCAAGGCTGACAAATACTGCAAGCTCTACAAGGTGTTCTATAACGATGGTCAGGGGTGTGATCTGCACATCGGAACAAAAACAGCAATCTTCCCGCTGACAGACTTCCCGAAAGCACAAAATGAAAGGGAATTGGCGGCTCTGCTGGGTATCAGCGAAAAGGAATGGAACGATATTCATTTTGAAAGTGACTGCCCGGACGATATTCGGAACATTGAAGGCATGAACCTTGACGATACAGCAAGTGGCGAGCTGGACTGCGAAAATGGCAGAATCAGCATCCGCTATTGTGGGTGTAACCTGGTTCCGATGGTTGAACCGACTTCCCGAACAATCGGCTTTGTAGACGCAAAGCAGATCATGCCGGTGGCGGATGAAATGCGCAAGAGCGGCTATTTCAAATACTGTGTGCGGAAGATGGCAAGCGGCGGACGTTACTATGTCATCAAGGATGGTATGATGGTACGCGGTGCTGTAATCCCCGTAAAGCTGGAACCTCTGGCGAAATCTGGGCTGTATGCCATTGCAGACATGGTGAAAAAGACCAAGGACGCTGCGGACGTTGAGGATTTGAGCGAGCGGGAGGACGAAGAAAATGCGTAATGTCTTGAAAGCGTTGACGCTGACAATTGGCGCTGTTGCACTGTGCGGAGCGCTGGCGGGATGCGAAACTGACAAAGCTATGGGGATAGACGAATATCCGGCCAGGACGGTGTATGTCTATTCACCGGATGGCACGTTGCTGGACAAAGGCGCATACGAAGGCGGCTCCTGGTCTTGCGACTGGCCGGTTATTTCAGTAAAGGTCAACGGGAAAAAGTATAAAACGAGCTGGGCTAACGTGGTTTTTGTGGAGGAATAACATGGACGCTGTGAAGAATGATGTGAAGCGGCTGGTCAAGATTGAACTGGCCGCAGCAAACAGGAAGTTTCGGATGTTTGCAAGTAACCATGAGGGCGTGGCTGTGATCCAGGAAGAAGCCGTGGAAGCTGCACGGGAAATGGATGGGCTGCATCGGGAACTGAACGCAATGTGGATGGGCGTTTACTCCAACGATCCGCAGATCTCCACGAAGGGCGTATACGACCGGGCGGTTGCCATGGCCGTGGAGGCTATTCAGGTAGCGGCAATGGCACGAAAGTTTGAGCGTAGCCAGCGCCGGAACTGGCCGGGAGCGAAGGAGCCGCACTATGACGAAGAAGAAAAGTGATGCACCGGCAGAGGTCGAAACCATTACGCTGACCATGAGCCGTCCGGTGGCGGAGGCTGTGCAGGCTGCCTGCGAGTGGTATCTGCGGCTGCACATGGGGCAGTTCTGGGATCTGGCAGAAGATTTGTGCTTTGCAAAATTCTACTCCGATGCGGAAAACAATGCGTTTAAGAGCGAGGAACAGCGTAAAAATGCTTTTGACGTTGCGATTGACCGCAGAAATACCATGCTGTTAGAAATGGAACGGATGTACAGCAGATGCGTTCTCCCTGCCCCGATCTCAGACGTAATGAAGGTGCCGTACCGGGCAGAACAGGTGTGGCTTGTCATTCGCCACGCCCTGGCATGGCATGACAAGCCGGAGGGCGACCGGATGAATGTGACGTTCGATAAACCACTGAACCGTTCGGATCAGCCACAGCCAATCATCAAGTTGAACCTGATTCCAGCCGGAAGAGAAGCGGACCGGCGGCGGAAAGCGCAACAAGAGCAGGAGAAACGGAAAATAAATAACGGCGACTTCATCCGTTCCATGACGGACGAAGATATTACCGAAAACCTGACACCGGGAATCTGTGACCTTATCAAGCACCGCGACCCAGAGCGATGCCAGAACCGGGGGCGTTGCTTCCATTGTATCAAAGACTGGCTGAAAGAAGAAAACACAATCCTTGTGAGGGCTGACCAATGGAAGGTATGATTGATTTTTCAGACACCACGTTCTGGATGGTAATGAATATTTTGCTATTCGACTACACCGCCGAAAGAAATATCATCTGGGCAACAAATCCGCCGCCAGAGGCGGGCTGTGGACCAATGGATGAAATCACGATGGAACAGCTTGAAAAAATCCCGCTGGTTCCCCGTGCGTGGAAAAAGCCGGATGAACAAAAGAACCGCACAAAAGAAAAGGGCGAGGTGTTCACTCCGCTGTGGGTGGTAAGCAAAATGGCAGACCACGCAGAGAGGGAGTTAAACAAGGGGGATCTGGAACAATTTGTATTTGCGAAGTGCCTGGAAGTCACCTGCGGAGAGGCACCGTTCCTTACAAGCAGATACGACCCGGTTACAGGAGAACCCGTTGCGATTTCAGACCGTGTAGGCATTCTGGACAGGAAGTTGAAAGCGATTCGGAAAAATGAAACGGACCCGTCCAAACAAAAAACGCTTATGATCGGCGCGTACGGATCGATATATGGATATGAGTACCAGGGTGACAGCTTGCTTCTCGCAAGAGTTAATCTGTATCTGACGTTCACCGAAAATTGGACGGAAATGTTTGGGTCTCCGCCGGATATTGGATATGCTGCACTGATTGCACAAATTATTTCGCAGAACGTCCTGCAGATGGACGGGCTGAAAAAGACCGTGCCGGGGACAGATATTCCGTGCAAAATCTATGACTGGAAGAAAAACGAGGAAGTTTTGTTCAAGGACATCGGAAAGGAGAACGACGAATGAAGCAGCGGATGATAAATTCGATTGACTTTGCGTTACAACTGCGCACCATGAAAAGCTGCTTGCTAGGGGCGCCTGGATGCGGGAAAGACCGGGCGAAAATAGTCGAGATGGTAGAGAAAATGCTCTCTGTCGCTCCGACAGTCGAACCGGAAAGCAATCTGTGGTGGCGGGACGTGAAGGTGGAACTTCCGCCAAGGCATCACACGCCTTGTCCGCGTGGAAACAACCCGGAGTATGCAGAAGTGAGTGATACGGTCTGGCTTTACTACGAGGATGGAAACCAGACGGAGGGCACGCTGGAAGGCAATTCGTGGTTTGACGATCTGGGGCGCTGCGTTTCGGAGAATCCGGCGGGATGCAGAGTTTCACACTGGATGCCGCTGCCGGAGCCACCGAAAGGAACTAACGAAGAATGAAATACAAAGCGGAAGTTGTAGCCTACGAATCTTACGGAGAGGTTTGTCTGGGAGAGTTTGAAGTCGAGGCAGATAACGAGGAAGGGGCGGACACGGCCGCCCGCCGCGCGGTCAAGAAGTTGCACCCGAATCTTGAAGATTTTGAGGTTATGAAGTTGGAGAAAGTGCAATGAGACAGAACGGGGCAATGTTTATCTGCAACCGTTGCCGGAAGCAGGTATTTGCAGAACGGTTTGATGATGGCCGGTTTGACCAGAAGGCACTGGATGGGTGGGCACTTGAAACAAGGGACTTCTTTGGAGCTGGTGACTTGTGCCCGGAGTGCTTCAAGGTGTACCGCGAAACGATGGAACGTTTTTATACGGGAGGCAAACGTGGAGCCTGAAAACACCTGCTGCACCTGCTATTACCATGACGCTAAAAGCTGGTTCTGCTATAACGGCCTGTCACCGAAAGGAACGGAGAACACAGACCCAGAGGACACCTGCGAGTTTTACGAAAAGAGAAGCGAGTGCGAAAGCTAACTGCCTGAAAATGGTGGTGGACGGAGGTGTACAGAGCGATGGAGAAAAAAGTCATCATTGAACTAACCGTCGAAGTAGAAAACCCGGATAACAGAAGCGTAGAAGAAGATATTATAGGTGCTTTGAGCGAAAGCCTGCACCACTTTGACGTTGTAAATTACACAGAGGATCCGCCGGTGCGGCCATACTGGGGAAAATACTGCGGAATCCTGAAAGAAGATTACTACGGATGCCCTATTTGCGGCTACATAACGAACTGGCAACCGGAGACCTGTCCGGTGTGTCACACTCGGCTGGAAATGTGGGATGGAAAAGGCAAAGGGGCGTAGGACCATGAATTGCGCGGACGTTACAGATCCGGAAGATGCCTGTGAAGAATGGGAAGAAAGGAAAGAAAATGAAACGTAAACGGTTTGAAAAACTACTGATGGGGCGCTACGGAAAGCACGCACGGGAAGCGAGAGACGCGGTACGCGAGTTGATTGAGATTCGCCGTGCAATTGAAGGCCACTTGGGCGTGGTTACATTCTATGACGTTGCAACCCATACTTTCGTAACGCCGGTGTTATACCCTTACAAGGAAATACTGGAAAGGATTGAGAGCGGGAAGCCGGCAATCGGGTTTACGGAGGATAACGTATGAAAACCAAACGTATGAAAAAGCTGCTGATGGCCGAAGGGCTGTCCAGAAACCAGGTAAACCGGATGGTGCGCGAGCAGCGCACCGATGGCTCCACGGATGTGAGCAACGTGCTTTACTACTGCCTTCTCAAAGGTAACATTCCGCTGCTCAAAGATACCGGCAACGGCGAACTGCTGCCGTTGATGAGCAGTTTCGTAGTAACCACAAAGGAGTTAGAAGATGGACAAGAAAACTCTGGAAGCGCTGGCTGAACGATACCAGAAAAGAGCCGACCATGCGTTTGAGAACTACCAGGAAACCGGGATCAAACGTTACGACACGGAGCGCAACAACATGGAGGACCTCGCCGATGCGCTGCGGATGGCGGCAAATGCAGCAGATGAACACGTTGCCTATGTGGGTATGCGTGGATCGTTTGCCGGACTTGTAACCATTGCTCAGAACATCGAACTTGCGGCGGGCAAAGAAAGCCGTGAAGAACTGATAGACGAG